GCCAAGTGTAAAATGTGCTTCAAGCCGTTTACGACAACTGGTAGGCAGCTCGACCGCATTTTTCAGAAACACGGTGAGAAAACCATCATGCCTAATAAATGTAAGGATTGTAAGGATGTCCAACATGGACGTGACCCGCTGTCACTTGACATCCTCGAGGCGTACACCGGTGGGTCCACAGATAGCGTGTGTGCCCCCACGATAATACGCCAAGAGCCAATCCAGATCACCCAAAGCCTTCCCATCGACTCGATTGACGTCAAACTCAACGCATGGAAAGCAAATCTTATCGAGCAAAACATTGCTGTGTGGATGGACCGAGTTGTCATGGACAACACGACTAAGAACGTCCTCGAGCGCGCTGCTCACATTGAATTGCCAGAAGGCGACGAGTACCCGGCAGTCATCCAAATTGACGCCATTGCTCAACAGCTTGAAATTTATCCGGCTGAACCTTCTGGGCCCCGTAGGCTATCAAACGCTTGTCTCTCGCACGGAGGGTCCGACTTGGAAGCAGAAATGTTTCTGAAACTCGAGGAACCCAAGGTGTTGGCCCAAGCATCTGCAAAAGATGTGGAGGTCAAAGAGGACAAGATTGAAGCTTCAATTCAATTTCGTGCGTCGCTCACGCCTTACAAGGGCTCCACCGAGGTCCTTCACGACGACGTGCGCAACGCAACCTCAGCAATCTTCCGGGTGTGCAAGGGACTTCCCAATCTCGACTACGCCGACGTTTCAACGCGTTATGAGTGCGCAGTTGAACGTGTCCGGCGCACACTTGACACACGCTTGATCGCGGTTCGCAAAGACCGTGTTCACAACTTTGCACGTGAAGTTGGCTTGACAACTCCGGACTTCGTCGAGCTCCCAAAGCTCCGAATGATCTTTACAGTTGTCTTTTCTGGCGTCTTGCTATCCGTCCTCCTCAGCATGCTAGCCTTCTTGACAAGCGATGGCCGTTTTACGATGGCCTCGTACATTTCAATAGCCGTTGTGGGCGGTTATTTGACTTACATAGCCACACTCCTCTTTCAGCGAGTTTATCGCGTTCATATATTCCAACTAGCTGCAAATACCTTGGTCCCGGACCAGGTTATCGGCTGGCGCGGAATGATGACGCGAATTCTCAGCTGACGGGGCGTGGCCACACACGACACCCCATCCCAAGCTCTTCCGCAGATCTTTGACGAGTTTGGGATGATTAACACCTGTGATGAGCTCCCAATGCCCCAATCTGGGTCATTTTTCCCCATCCAGGTGGGTCAGAAAGCGAACACCATTTGTCTTGGCGTTCCCACGCAACTCGAGCGCGATACGCTCTTTGACCCAAAGCATAAAGATCTATCAGTCGACGTGCCACGCGCTTGTGCCGACTGTCAACAAAAGGGTTCAACCATCGTTGGATATAATACTTCCTGGTCATACACTTGCAGGCAATGCATGTGTAACCTTCACAACGCCTTAGTGAAGAGACATGGTGCGAAGCAGAATGAGGCAACCATTCGCTTCGATCACTACATGAGAGATTTTGACTCTGCTAATGAGCTACATTGCAGTCAACTTACTTTTTATGAGCACTGGTTCGACTTCTGGATGCAGAAGTGGCCTACCAGTAAGCAGGAAGCTATACAACGATCGATGATAAACGATCCATTCACGCCGAAGGAAGTCAAGGCCTTTATTAAACGCGAATGTGCGCACAAATTCCCGACGAAAGCCAGGATGATCCAGATGTACAAGAATTTGAACACCCAAGCAAGGTGGGCACCCCTCTTTTACGCTGCTCAGAAGGCTGTGTGTTCGGTCTTTAATCGCCACAAGATTAATAATGACGTTGACATTACCATCACGATCGCATCGGGAATGAACGCCCAACACCTAGCAGATTGGATGAAAGACACCATGAACAGCAGAGCCAACCCCCATTTCTACGAGCGAGATGGTAAGAGTTGGGACGCAAGTATGCAGAAGATTCACCACGATATTAAGAAGTGGACGTTGAG